ATTGATTACTCCGATTCCGAATGCCCCCGTACGCCCCCAGATACCGAGCCAGTAAGCGACGACGACGTGTGGGAAGGAAGTTCCGAGGCCGAAAGCGGACCCGAAGAGGGCGTGGTGGACAGCGCTCTGTACAACGCTATTCTAATCTTGTTAGACTTATTAAGAAAGTTGCGATTAGAAGCGCAGAGTCGAAATTTAACTATCTCTATGGATCCCAATTAACGGCTCTCGCTGGACAAGGTTATCTCATGAATCCATGGATGGGAATTACGGAAGGAACATCACAGGAACAACGTGTTGGAAACGAAGTCTATGTCAAGGGAATGCTATTGAAAGGAAATATCACATGTAGTGCTAACTATCCAATAGATGATCGGACAGTGAGGATAAGCCTTATCTGGTGCCCCGATAATCTCGTTGACCATACTCATGTGAGCGCATTTGTTAGGTATGACAATATTGTAGATAACGAAGGAAACCTCTATATAGATAACTGGTACCAATATGGCGTCCTTCCGAATTCTATCGGATACGCCAATGCGTCATTCGATAAAGATTCGGGTATTGCCGTGTTGTATCAAAAGAGAATTAAACTGCGCCAAAGTCATAATACATGGCGCAGTGATACTAACTTAGCGGGTGTAAGTTTACACCCGATTAGATGTTGGGTACCAATGAAATTACGCAAGTTTAAATTCGTTGGTGACGGCGGTAATGATGTTTACCGCGGTAGTAAAGGCCAATATTATTGGCTTTTCGATGTAACAGATACCTTCGGTACTGTTGCATCTACTCCAATGCTTGCATTTGATTGGATCTCCAAAGTTTACTTTAAAGATCCTTAGCCGTACGAAGTACGGATATTAGGGTTAGGCCCACGAAGAAAGGAGAAAAAAAGGGTTTTTTTGTATAGGTTCACGTTTATTGTAAATAAAATATCATCGATACAGATGTATAAATAAATAAAATTATCCATACAATTTATCATTGATGAAATAAGTATCAGCATTCATATTGAGCCATTCCTGTTCCCAGTCTTTAAGGATAGGAATTTGGTTGCACAACCAAAGCACAGGGACTCTAAAAAGCTTTGTGTAGATTCCTCTGTATTTTTGGGTGACGTTGAGTTCCTTCTGGGCACCAAAATACCCCTTCCACAAGGGCAAGTACTTAGTGATTTCGGGGGAGAAGTCGTCCATGATAAGGTATTCCATTTTGTCATTCCAAGAGTCGATGTTGCATTGGCCATACCAGTAGGTGTGAAGTCCAATGGACCTTGCCCATTCCGTTTTTCCAATTCGAGAAGGTCCACATATAATGAGGCTTTTCGGCCTAGGCTGTAGGTGTCGGCCGACAGTTGCCCATTCGTGGAGTTCTTCAGGGACATTGAAAGTATCATATTCGTATTCTGGAACATATGGGGTGATGGCGGTAAACAGTCTAGAGGCAGTATATTCCAGTCTTTGCAAGTTAAGGCAGTAGTCTCTAGGTTTATGTAACTTGAGTAGTGTGAAGTACTCATCTTTCCCGTCAGCACGAACTATATCTCCCCACGTGCAACCATCTCCTCCAAGGTCATCGTCACGTCGTCCTCTTCCTCCTCCTCTTGCACCGTCTCGAGGGATGGGATCCATCCAGCCGGTCGAAGCAAACGTCGTGTCTCGACTTGGCTTGCTTGGATCGGATATATATCGGAAGTAATCGTGAACATTACGGACAGGCTTAATTCTGGGATGGTGGCCATTAAAGTCGTACTCCCTGCTGTTCCGGAAGGTTCTTCTTTTGTTGAACTTAACAAGAATATGGTAGTGAGGAACTCCGTCTTGATGATATTCGCGGGCAGCAAACCAAGAGTGGCATTGCGCCGAACTAGCGACGGTGGTTTCGAGGAACTCGGTAATGTCCTCAACGGTCGCATTGCACCGAGAATACGTGAGCTCAAGGTGCCTGGCGTCGATCCTAAAGGTACGGCTTGGCCCGGCTTCAACTTCTTCGTCCGAGGAGGCATGTGTGTTTTGCATCAGGTCGACAAGATTCCCCTGATGCAAATGGTGCGTCAAAAGCGGCGCCTTTATACTTGTGGTGACCCAGGTCAGGTGGCTTGTTTGACCCAGGTCAAAAACTATAAATAGGAAGCCTGTACGCAGTGAAAATTTTTCACGGATCATGCGACCT